GAAGTACGGCCCAGAGGTTAACCCGCTGTAAGCAGTTCCTTGGCTTGTGCCGTTCTTGTAGAACGTCAACGTTCCTGCGTCAGCATCAAAAGCGATTCCAATCACATCGCCATTTGCGTAGGTTGCACCATACGAAGTTTGAGAGGAGTTGGTGACTTTTGTGCCACCTTGCTCATAACCCCAAGAGAAAGCGTCATAACCAACAGAGGCATTCAGTGTTGCCGCATTAGTAGCAAGGCCGACAATCTTGTTCCCGCTTGGTGTAACTTCGCAGTACCACTTACCGCTGGTCATGCCGATAGTAGAGATGGCTTTTGCATCACCGCCAGTCTCAGACATATCCAAGTTGCCATTGGCAAGCGTGAAGCGACCGCCATTAAACAGAGGATTCCAAGTGGCGTAGTTCCCGCGAACCTCACCACCCACACCAGTATCAGTTCCATACGATGTTGGTGAATCAACAAGAGAGTCATTACCCGCACCAGCAGTCACGCTAAAGTTATTAGGTGTCCAGTTGTTGCCGTTGCCTGAGTAGTCTTTACCCAAAGTAGCGGCTGTTGTGTTGCTGTTGTCTGAGAAATTCAGATAGAAGCCGTTAGTGCCGTATGAGCCTGAGTAGGCTTTAGGTTGCCATACACCTGTTTGTGCGTTTGTTTCACCGAATGATGATGGGGTTAGGGCTTGACCATCAATGAAGTTCACCTCGGTCATGTAGCCGCCATAAAAACTGCCAATACTGTACGGGTCTAATCCAAGACCATGAGAGTTTGTGGTGTTAATTACCCCATCTGTGTTTTGCGGTGGGTACGCAGTAGTTACAAACGAAGTGATTTGCAAATTGTTAACATAAATTTTTACACGATTAGTGTCTGTTGCCTGAGTCGTGTCTAATGCGACAACGATGTGATACCAAGCAGACGGGTCACGGTATACCGCAGTGCTAATCAAGTTGCTAACAATAGAACCCGATGCAGCCAAATAAAATTGCAAATAGTTTGCAGGTGTAAAATTTATAGATGTTTCAAACGATGGAATGGCGACAATAAACAAATTTTGTGCGCTTAAAGAACTGCGCTTTACCCACGCACTCCATGTCCATGTTTTGCGATTAGAAGCACTCGCAGGGGTACGATTCAGATAAGCAGAATCTGCGCTGTTAAAGCGCAAACTGCGTGAGATTTGATAGCCTCCATCGGAGACTTGTGTTGTGTTAGATGAAAACATTATTCACCCTTTACAAATAATTCTGTCCGGCAACACTACCTAACCAATTGCTTGAATCAATTGCTGTAAAAACAAATTTATCTGCTTTTGATGCTGTTGATGTAATTGTTGGTGCAGTACTAGCAGGCCACTTTACCGATGCGGGCCAAGTTACTGTGCGTGAACCCGTTGCATCTTGCTTTTGAACAAGCGTAAAACTTTGCCCTGCTACTGGTGTTGGAAATGTGTAAGTGCAATTGCCTGTTAGGGTCAAAATTTGTACTGAACCATTTGCCAAACTGATTGTGTATGCAGTTGAAGTATTTGCGGTTGCAACTTCTTCTGTGTACCCATCATTAAATGTAACTGCCGTTGCAGTAGAACCGCTAGGAATATCTACTGTATCGCCTGATGCAATTTCACCCAACGAAGTCACATCGGACCCCGTGTAGATTGATTTGATAAATTTAACTAATGCCATGATTCACCTCAGGAAATAAGTGCAATGTTTTTTGCAGTTCCAACATTGTTGAAGAACGGCAAATAAGAATTACCAATTAGCGCAATCGTATCCGACGAGCCATCAGATTTGTAGAACGGAAAAGTTAAGACAATTCCCAAACCACCCGTAGGTCCTGTTGCCCCTGTTGGGCCAGTAGGTCCTGTAATTGAACTTCCGTTTGCGCCTGTAGGTCCTGTCGGTCCAACATTTCCCTGTACGCCTTGAATTCCTTGTACGCCCTGTGGTCCAGTCGGGCCAACAACCGTTGAATCAGCACCTGTTGGGCCAGTCGCACCCGTTGGACCTGCTACGGTTGATGCCGCACCAGTTGCACCTGTTGGTCCAGTAGGTCCTGCAACCGTGCTATCTGCCCCCGTAGGTCCTGTTGCGCCTGTCGGTCCAACCGCGCCGTTTGTGCCGTTTGCGCCAGTAGGTCCTGTAGGGCCAACTTCGCCCTGTACGCCCTGTACGCCCTGAATTCCCTGTGGTCCTGTAGGTCCAACATTGCCCTGATTTCCTGTAGGCCCTGTAGGTCCGACATTTCCCTGTGCGCCTGTCGGGCCAACTTCGCCCTGACTGCCCGTAGGTCCTGCAACGCCTGTAGGTCCTGTAGGTCCTGCAACCGTTGAATCAGCACCTGTTGGGCCAGTTGGTCCTGTCGCACCCGTAGGGCCAACCAATCCGATAGATTGAATAACAACAATCAGGTTGTGATTGTTTGCAAAACCAGTTGTGCCTGTGCCGCTAGAAGTAGAAAGCGTAACGGGGCAAGTAATGGATGTGTTTGGAACTACTGTTGAATCAGAAGATAAAACCCATTTCTGATAATTGTTTGAATTGCTTGCATCTTGCAATACAACGCTATCACCAGTTTTAAGAATACCCAAAAACAAATCAACATCAATGCCGTTGCTTGTTAGGTGACTGAAAACAAGTTCGGTTGCTGACGTTTGTGTTGCATTATTCCAATACACATGTCCCGCAGTTGGCGTACCAGATGTTTGGTTTGTATCCGCTTGGTATTGATAATACGATGACGATTGACCATCAGCACCAGCCGCGCCTGTTGGACCAGTCGGACCTGCTACTGTGGAATCCGCGCCAGTCGGACCAGTCGGTCCAGACGCCCCTGTTGGTCCAGTAATTTCATTGCCTTGCGCACCAGTTGGACCAGTTGGTCCAGTAATACTGTTTCCCTGTGTGCCCGTGGGTCCGGTCGGTCCAACAGCGCCAATTTCACCTTGAATGCCTTGGATGCCTTGTGGACCAGTTGGTCCGGCGACAGTTGACGCGCTACCTTGCGCACCAGTTGGGCCAGTAGGTCCGGCAACCGTAGAATCCGCGCCTGTGGGTCCAGTTGGTCCAACGTTTCCCTGATTGCCCGTAGGTCCAACGCTTCCAGTTGGTCCAACATTTCCAGTTGGTCCAGTTGCGCCAATATTTCCTTGTGCGCCAGTGGGTCCAACTTCTCCCTGAATTCCTTGAATTCCTTGAACGCCCTGTGGTCCGGTGGGTCCAATATTTCCAACATCACCTTGCGAACCAGTGGGTCCAGTTGCGCCAGTCGGTCCAGCAACAGTGGATGGTGAACCCGTTGGACCCGTTGGTCCAGTTACCGATGCACCAGTCGGACCCGTTGGTCCTTGGACCGTACTAGCCGCACCCGTTGGGCCTGTTGGACCAGTTGGACCGCTACCTTGGGGACCCGTTGGAACAGTTGCACCGCTAATTGCTCTATCAATTCTTAAATCAATTCGCGGCTGTGGCGTTACTTGTAGGTTTACATTGTTGCCATCTTGGACAATAACTTTGATGTTGCTCATAAGACAATCACCCCATCGCTACGAACCAAGAATAACAAAAAGATAATTGCATCATCGGGTGGCGTAGAACCAACTTGCGGGAAACTTACTTTAACCCGACCTGAATAACCAACGGGGTCAGTGGCGTTAATTTCTAATTCGGGGTCGGTACTCATTAACGACCATGCGCCAGCATCAATAACCAACGTGCATGAACCGCTTGCGGCAACAATGTTAGTAACTGTTAATGGAATGGCGGTTGGCGTAGGTGTGTAATCAGCAATGTCAAATGTCAAACCATTGCGTGTATCAATAATATTAGACAATTGACGACGGACAATTTGCGCGTCAATGGTTGCGCCTGTTAAATCAATTGGTGCGGCAGTTACAGAATTGGTAAACGTGAGATTCCAATACGTTTGTTGGTCCCACACCAATTCACCCGCAAGAATGGGGTTGTCGAACCCGCTGACTTGAGCAAGGGTATTTTTATTGAAAATCGCCATAGCGGTTCCCTAAACTTAGATAGAACATCCGCAATTCTTGCGGGCTAGTGGTGTTTTGTCTTTGTTAAATTCTACCAATCAAATTAGATTTTGGGAATTTGTTTTTTTAGTTCTTCAACTTGTGCAGACAATTCTTGAATTGCTTTGGTTAGCACCGCAATGTATGACGGGTAATGAATGGTTTTAAAACCTTTTTCGTCCCCAACTTGCCAATCTTTTTCAAAGTAAACCAAAGATGATTCATCACCAATTAGGGTTTCCACTTCATCAGCAATAAAGCCATAGCCTTTTTGATGCCTTGGGTCGGCTTTTAGTTTGTAAGAAACAGGACGTAATTGTTTGACAAAAGCCAAACCCAAATCCGTATCTGTTATTTCTTCTTTTAAACGAACATCGGATGGGCTTGTTGTTTGAACCGCAAAAGTAACGGTGTTACCCGAACCTGAAGTTCCAACATAAGCACCCGCAATTCCAGTTGAACCGCTACCAAGTAAATTTAACCCTGAACCACCAGCATTAGCCGTTCCTGAATTGGTTGGGAAAATACGCGCCCAAGACGATGGTGCATAACCACCCAAAGCATTTGAATCCGATGCCGAAGATGCCAAAGATGGCGTACCTGACAAGGTTAGCGTAACCGCACCCGTAGATGATGAAGCGGACAGGGTTAAGCCGCTAGAACTATTGCTTGTTGCAAGGCTTGTTACACCGCCGCTTGATGATGGCGTTGCCCATGTACCGTCATTTCGTAGGAATGTACTTGTTGAACCTGTTGGTTGTGGAATTGAATATGCGCCCCACGCAAATTTTCCTTGGTTAATTTGAAACGCGGTATATGACGATGATGCGGCACTACAAACAAGTCCAACACCGGAACTTATGTACGTAGAAAAATAACCACCAATGTCATAACCTGAACCAATAACACCAATTCCAATACCACCAACTATTGATGACGGGTTAGAAGCGTATCCAACAACACCCGCGTTAATAATGCTTCCGTTTGAATTACCCGTACCAAGAACACCCGCACGAACATTGCCTAAAGATGCGTTTGTAGTTCCATCACCAAAAGCGGAATAATCAATGTAATACAAAGTGTCATACACAGGAATATTTGTGGTTGTGGTGTTGTCGCCTTTAAAAACGGCATCTCCGCTTGTATTAATGTTTGCGCGGAAAATACCATTGTTAAAAAATACATCGCCTGTACTTTGTTGAATGTAATAACCCGCCGTTCCATACGTAGCGGGTGTTCCAAATGTTGGAGGTGTTGAACCATTCCAATTATCCGAACGTATGTCTTGGAAAATGCTTGCCGCCACGGGTCCCGTCCATGCAGTTGTTCCAGCCGCAACACCATCTATGGTTACCGCGTTGCTGTTATATCGACCTTGTATGTACCACATAACCTGACCAACGGCTACGCTTGGCGCAGTTAATGACCATCCGCTTGGGGCGGTAGCACCGCTTGTGGGCGTAGTAAATGTTGGTGTAGCACTTGATTGGCTTTGTACCAAATAAGCCGTTAAAGCCGTTAAACCATTTGTTCCCGCAGGTCCAGTTGCGCCAGTGGGTGCCCAAACAAACGCTGTGCTGTTTGAACTTTTTTGAGATGAAGCAATTTCATTTCCAACAGTGTAAGTAAAGTAAAAAGTACCAGCCGGTAATACTTGGTTTAAAAATATATAACTTGCACCATTGGCAACTGGCGTATTGTTGGGAGATGTTGCCGTGTTGAGAACTTTCCAACTGGTTGAATCTGCCGGTGTACTTGTGTAAAACAAAGTGCCAAACGTTACGCGACCAGTTGCGGGTACGGCAATTTGAACATCAAAACTTGGCACAGCATCAGATGGGCGGGAAGCCACAACCGTTGGTGTACTTAATGCAGAAAAATATACTGGCGATGCCAAATTACTATTAGGTACGGGTGTAAATTGCGTAATGTCTTGGTCGTCATAAATTTGTGCGTTGTACTCGGTTAATTCCAAACGCGCACCCAATGAACCATCAGGCAACGATGCTTCGTTTACTTTCATTACGCGGAACAATTTGGCATTCCATCCGTAATCGGAATTGGTAACGCTGACAACGTTTCCAGCATCAACTTGAATTCCGTAATACGTAGTATTAAACGAAACAATTAAATCTTCACGCGCTTGTTCAAGCAATCGGTTGGCAAGGTATTGCGCTTGAACGGAATCGTTTACCAAATCGTATGTAATGGAATATTTGTTTACCGGTTCGTTTGGATAAAGCAATCCGCTTGGCGTTTGCAAATTAACAAATGATGCTTGGTCGCGGTTTTCTTTAAACGGGAAACGCGCTTCAACTTGGTTAATTGACGATGTAATATCTGTCGCGCTTAATCGAATATCGCCAATGATGTTGTTATCAGTAAACGCATACGATGCTGTTTCGGCTTTGTTAATTACAACCGACCATTGACCCAATGCCGCGTTATATGTCATCCACGAATCGCAAGCCGACATAATGCGGTCAATGTTGGACAACACTGTTTGACCCGCATCCAATACGCCGTTAATGCGGTAACGCGCTTGCGTAACGGGTGAACCACCGCCAGATGGTGTGTAGGTAATTGTTGCGTCTGAATACGCGTTTAATGTAGTCACGCACGTTGTGTCAACATACGCGGCAGTAAAAGAACCGTCAGGCAACCATCCAACTGCACCGCCATAAGATTTGTTTGTAATGTAATCCAACCAAACGTCACCGGGTTTTGCAACGCTTGCACCATTGGGATAATGGCTTACGTTAAACGTAATTGGTTGCAATTGGGTAGTGTCTGCATCGCGGTTATAAACAAGTTTGACAATGGCAAAAGCCAAATTGTTCATTTGCCTGTTAGACGAAGGCCATCTTTGCGCAACAGCAATGTCTGAACCGCCCATAACGGTACTTGGTGCAGACGCGCCATTTGCAGACGTAATAACACCCGCGTTGGAAGATGTATAAAGATTAATGTACAAATTGCCGCTAATCTTTGTATCAACGTTACCCGCTTCGTCTGTCAGGCTAACCACCTTCGTTAAATCAGTTCCATCAAACGTGATTAATCGGTCGCCGTAATACATTTTGGTTGTTCCAAAGTTGAACACACCCGCGTTTGTTCCTAATGTGGCGTTGGCTTGGCTAATGCTTGAAATTGCCAAGACGTAATACATTGTCTTTTGGTCTGTGGTTAATACCGCGTCCACAAACGTGCCGCCCATATAGGCATCACCGTACACCACTGGTATAGCGTTAACCGCACTGGGGGGCACTTGTTGGCGTACACCCATGTCCTGCTGTGTTTCTGGGTTTTCAGCAAATATGCGGGAAACAACTTGTGACAATGCAAAACTAACGGCAAACGTAGCCGCTGTGACGCTAATGCCAAACGTTGTTACCAAATAATTTGCGCCAGCCGCAATGAGTGTCGATACCATTTTTATTCCCTAACGAAAGTTGCGCCAACTGGTTTATACCCTCTACGCGTGTAATCAATCAATGGACCATTTGCTGAAATTGAAGTTAAAACCAAATCCACTTCGCCCATTTTTAACATGGCATTGGCACGTTCATCAAACGCTTTCCAAAGCCGACCGCCAACTGTTCCATTGCGATGTTCGGGTTCAACCCACCAAAGCAATTCATTTAATTCTTTTACTTTGGGTGACCAAATGTTAGAACTTTTATAAGCCACGATTGCACCTCTAAGATGCGTGTCCACAAAAATAAACCCACGACCTTGAATGATGCTAAACAATAGTTCTTCAACATAACGGGGGAAATGGTTATGCGATTGACCAAGTTTTTTAATTGGGTTTTCATACGCGTATGCCTCCACAATTTCTAACAATCTTGGAATGTCGTATCTTGTTGCTTGTCTTATCATGGGGAGGCATCACCCGCTGAATTATCTGTTGTTACTGTTGTTTCGCTTGCTTGTGTTTGTGTTTTGGGCGGCGAACCAAAATCAAAGAACGTATTGGATATTTCAGATACCCTGTCCATTGATGTTTCGCTTGTTCCGTAAATAAATTGCCAATTGCTTTTATTTGTTTTTACGCCTGACAATCTGTTTTCCAAAACACGGCGCATGGACGAACATGAAATTGAACACGTTGCTACGCGTGTACGCATTTCAGAATTGAAATCTTCGGTAATGGCAACGCTGTTAATAATGCCTTGATAGCGTTTAAAAAACTGCGTTGTTGGCGTAGTAATAATTTGGTTGTTGGAATCAAAAAAACCACGCCAAACTTCCACCAATGAGCCTTTAATGTCATTTGACAAAATAAGCGAAATGTTTGCAGATGAAATACCTGTCAACGCAATGGTCATGTCATCAGACGTTGCCTTAATATCGCGCTGTACGTCACCGACATTAAGCAACGCGCCAAGGTTTGTAAACGTATTGCCACCCACTGTAATTGGTGCGGCGGCATTGCAAAACGTGTAAACCGTTCCGGCTGTGCCAACAGTCAGTTTTACAAATTCTGCATGATTGATTTGTGAACCTGTTACGGCATTTATTGTGGTCATGTGATGTATTCTCTAAAAACAAATGGCGCATCCCATTGAACAAACGCACCATCTGTCATTGGGTTTAATGTATATGTTGGGCATGATTCAGCAACAACTGTAAACGTGCAAGCATTGCCAATGTAAACAGTTGTTCCTGATGATGGAGTACCAATCAAGGGACGATTAATGCTTACGGATGAACCCGCGCTGTCAGCGGTTATTTTGTACGTGTAACCGCTAATCATAATGAAATCACCTGCCTTAAATGTTCCATTGGACGTTAACGCAAGCGTTTGTGTGTTTGCCGCTGGTGTGCCATTTAAAGTAGCCGCCGTAGCCGTCCCGCGCATTTCGGTAAACCACGATAAATTGGAACTATTGAACGTAATAGTTTCGGGCAATTGCCTATCCAAATTATCAATGCTTTGGATAACGTCACGAACTTGTGGGTAATACAAATACGCATGTGGTTGGATTGTGAACACCCAAGGCACTGCGGTCAGGTATTGCGCAACTGTAATAAATCCAGAACGCGCTACTTGTTGTCCAACAGTACGGCGATTATTCACCGTCATGGATTGCTGTATTTCAAAGATGGTTTGGAAACTCATGCTCGACCTCGATTCACTGCCAATGATTTACCGGCGTATTTATTTGCCGCCCAAACCGCATTAGGGCTTCCAAGCAATCTGTCCTCAAACGACTTGGTGTCAATAGCATTAATGTAATTGTTTGTTACGTTGGTTGTACCGCCCATTCCAGACAATGCATGGTTAGGAATAATGCTTCCCGCTGTACGTGGCACAAACAATTCAGGACCACGTTCACCAACAATGCTTGGTTGTCCAACGGCAGGTGAACCACCATCCGCATAACCCGGAACGCCTGTCATTGCGGCTGGTTGATACGGGTTTGCACGCATACCAAACATTGAACCAAACATGGCATTTAAAAAGTTAGATGCCGCCGCTTTCATTTGAATAGCAATCATGTCTTGGATGATGCTTTTGGCAAGGTCTTTAAAACCAATCTTGCCTGTTCTAACAAAACGGTCAATGGCTGATTCCATGTTGCCCATTAATGAATCAAACGCCTTTGCACCTTGTTCTAATTCGGTTGGCATGTCGCGTATGAAACGCATTGCACTTTTTGCAAAGCCTTCTTCGTATGAACCTTGGCGAGTCTGCAAAGTTAATTGGTAACGCTGATGCGCAATTGCCAATGCTCTATTTGCCAATTCAATTTCACGCGCTTCGGCTTCGGCTCGGGCTGTTGCAGTTAAATCCCTGCGGTTATCCAATTCTTCTAAATTAGCCGCCAATTGCTGTCGAATTTGCAAACGGTCACGTTCCAAATTGAAATCTTCTTGACGCATGCCTGTTGCTTTCATTTCCAGCAACATCATTTCTTTTTCGTTATCAAGCGCAATGCCCATTAAACGTTGACGTTCAGCAACAGCGGCGTTTCCTTTTTCATAACTTGCAAAAAATTCAGCACGCGCTTTGGCATCTTCTTCGGCCGCTTTTTGAGCATTAGC